GAAGCAGACCCGGACACACTGGGTAAAATGAATGATAAAATGCGTGATGTTTTATCTAAAGTTGACACCGATGACAAAGCAAAGGTACAAGCGGCTAAAGACAAAGCAGAAGCAGAACGCCAAGCAAAGATGAAAGAACTTGGGCCCGACGCAATGGACAAATATATTGATATGCTTAAAAAACATGATTGGACTTATAACTATTCAGATGATCATAGATACTATGTTAAAGGATCTGAAGAAGAGAAAGCAATTAGAGCATTAGGTGATATTGTTGATCCGGATCGTAAACTTTATAAGCAATACAGTCCATTCTATGAAGCAATAGCAAACGAGAGATCACTTACCAAAGGCGAAGAAAAAGACAAAGAAAAATACGTAAAGGGCATGAAGAAGAACAAAAAAGATTTTAAAAAACGCTACGGTGATGATGCTGAAGCAGTTATGTATGCTACAGCAACCAAGATGGCAAAAGAATCAAGCGATATTTTTAAAGCACTACAACAAGTAGACGAAACAGCAACAGCAGGTGCTACTAGTGCGGGAAATATTGCAACAGTTGCAAGTCCACACATTGCTATTGGCGATAAAAAGACACGTAAAAAATACGGCTTGACAGGAGGATTACCAAATCCACCCAAAGCCAAAGCACAAAAACCAACCGACAACGCATTAAATATGAAAGGCACTAGTATATTTGGCGGGCCTTTAAAAAGGAGTTAATATGATAAACGAAGACAAATATGACGAGCCGGCATCAAATTACGAAGCAGAAATGCTAGACAATCAAATAGCATTTATCAAGTATGCGGCTGACGAAATTAGAGATCACGTACACAAGGGTGGCGTGTTTCCTGAATGGTTTCAAAACAAACTAAGCGGTGTACACGAAAAAATCAAAACACTTCATGCATACATGGAGGGTGAGCGTCAGCAAGCCAAAGAACGTGAACGCATGATGAGCATGAAGGATATGAAAGATGATTATTTCGAATCGCTAGAACGTAAACTTAACGAGTCAAAAGGTTTATGTAAAGAGTGCGGTAAACCAAGTTATACTACACTACCAGAAGAAAAGCAAAAAGGTGTTGATGGCAAAGTATGCTGGAAAGGCTACAAGCGTATGGGCACTAAGAAAAAAGGCGGCAAGACTGTAGATAATTGCGTTAAGATGTAGGAATAAACAATGGCGGACTTACAAAAAATACTTAACAAATTTTCAGAACTAGGAATTAAAAACAAAGGACTTGTACCCGATGATCCAATGCAACAAGGTCAAGCATTAAAAGAACAATACGGAAACAATAACCAATCAACTGATCCAAATGCTCATGCACGTATGGTAGCAGAAAGCGTACAAGGAAAACATATTCCAGGAGTAAGTGATACTAGTGCAAGTGATATGGCCGCACTAGCCGGTGTAGGTAAACCACAACAAAGACCACAACCTGCAAATCCTAATCCAAACATGACTATTGCTCCTACTCAGACTACAGATAAGTGGAGTGAAGTTGATGCTAGACTAAGCAATATTGAAAGCAAACTAAGTTCAATTGTAGAAAGTATTCAACGTTTATCAGAAATCAGTGACGAAGATTATCGTGAAAAACGTAAAGCACTACATGATTTAGAAATGAATCCACAACTACAAGACAAAGAGTCTAAAGAAGCAATTAAAAAACGTAAACTAAGTTTAGAAAAAGAACGTAAAGAAACCACAAAAGAATCTTTAGAAAAAGGATTTGCTAGTTTCTTAAAAGAACTGGAGGGAAAATAATGTCAGATTGTAAATGCGAAAACTGCGGATGTGATCATCACTGCGGAAAAGAATGCGAAAAATGTGCTAACGATGTTTGCGTAAAATGTAATTGCCCACATTGTAGCGATGAAAATTAATGAAGTTGTAGATTATTTTTACGGACTAGATCCTGCCCATATGTCATATAGGCATAAGGTTGGTGATGTATATGGTAAAAAGAATTTAAAAATTCCAAGAGCAAAACTTCACAAATCCAAAAAAGTAAAATCAAAGCCTAGTAAAGCATAATTACTGTTATGAAAGTTACTAGCATTCCCGGCATGGGAAAATATGGTGTTTATATTGATGGCTTAAAAGCCAAAGATATAGACGATGACCTATGGTTAGAAATCGGATCAATACATCTACAAAGCCTTGTAACAATTATCCGCAACATTGACTTTAGCGTAGAAGAATATAGACGTAGAATTCTTCAGTGGGGCAAACACGTTGATCTATTTGAAATCCATTTACAACAACAATATAACACATTAGATGTGACTAAACTGTTACGTGACAAAGAAATAAACGGTAAACACGTAAACGAAGATGATCGAAAATGGGTTGAAACCGTTTTAAATTATTGTGAAACAGACGAAGTGGTTAGAGTAAGCGGAATGAAAGACGCCCAAGGTAATCCAATCGGAATGTTTGCTGAAGGAGAACTTCTTTGGCACAGCAACGAAAGTGCTTGTTTAAATCATACTCCGGGAGTAAGTTTATTGGGTAGTACCGGAATGACCAAAAGTTGTACAGGGTTTGTTACAACCGCTGAATGGTATGAAAATCAAACTGAAAGTTTTAGAAGCGAACTAGATCAAATAATAATACAACACAGGTTTACACCAGGAAAGATTAATCCTGGGTTACGTGCTGAACAGGATTATGTTATGCAAAAAAATATGTGTCCTGAAGATAGTTATATTCCTTTGGTAATAAAATCTCCTTTTGGACATACAGGATTACACTATTCGGTTAATACAGTATACGGTGTTAAAGATATGTCACAAGCAGAGTCGCAAAAACTTTTTGATTACATCAATAGTACACTGTTTACTGACGATTACATTTACGATCATTGGTACACAAATGATAACGATTTGTGCTTGTTTGATAATAGCATTACACTGCATAGACGTTTAGGTAGCACTGACAATCGACTTGCTTATAGAATACAGTATGACTACGGAAATCTTATAGAAAATTATAATCCATACATCTTAGAACCTTTTGCTAGTGAATACAGCAAAAATCAAGACAGTATCAATGAAGTAATATCTAAAAGAAATCAATAAATACGTACATTAACAAAAGAGGAGTCACATGGCCTTTTTAGTACACAACCTACCGCCTATTGAAGTATATGTGAAAAAAGAATACTTATACGATCATCAAAAAGGCCACGGCGAACTAACTCCTGGACTATGGATTAGCATTAGAAGTATTGAAAGCAAAGCATTATACATAGAAACACTGTTAACAGACTATGGTGCTTTGTATGACAAACTACCTATAAGTGCATTTGTTTGGAAAACTGATTACGACAAAGATAATCAACTTCCATTAGATCATTTACAAATATGGGATTGTTTTGATTACGATATTACAATAATTAAAAAACCCATGTTATGCGATTGTGAATTTTTTGGCAAGGACAAGAAAATGCACAAAGGAGAATATTTGTTTACACTCGATACCTGTCATAGAGATAACAACACATTAAACGTAAACTTTTCAGAACACGATCCAGAACATAAATCATTTAATTTCATTAAATTAGACAACGGACAATTTGCGGCACAACCAAACAATAGAATTATTTGGACTGATCAGAGTTTAATACCTGATAAAAGATTAATGCCGGACTTTAAAGTTTGTACACAAAATTACACAGTAGAGAACACACCTAAATGGAGCGTTGGACACACAGACGAATGGGCATATAAAGCAAAGGACGAGGAAGTTGAGTCTGGAGAAAACTAAAGAGGCTTATAGATTATTTTGGTTAGTCAAAGGACATTTAAATACATCACATCAGTGCATACTAGATTGTTATGATTCATATTTTAAAAGAGTATGGTATAACGAAGAATCGTATGTTCATGAACACGGATTTGAAGAAGCATGGCAAAAGATAAAATTAAAATTAACAGAACTATAGAATATAATGGTCCAAATAAAAGAGACTATTTCTTAGCAGATTTACTAAAAAAATTTAACCCCACAATAGGTTGTGAAGTTGGTGTACGCAACGGTCGTACTACATTTCATTTATTAGATGCATTTCCAAACTTAAAAATGTATGCAATAGATTATGATATTAAATTGTTTTACAAAGACAGTGTAATATTAAAATACGGTCCTAGACTAAAAGCAATACAAGGACACAGTCACCAAGTACATGATCAGATTGAAGATAACAGTTTGGATTTTGTGTTTATCGATGCCAGTCACGACTACAATAGTGTTAAAGGCGATATAGAATACTATACACCAAAACTAAAATCAAACGGTTGGCTTTGTGGACACGATATGGATTTTCCGGGTGTTAATCAAGCAGTTAACGAACTGTTACCAAACAATCATCATATTGGTCCAAATAATGTTTGGTTTACGTGTTTAGATAAAACGGTGCCAATTCCGTTTAAAGTTCTTGACAACTAGCATAAATCTATATACAATATAAAAATTATTAACAAAGGAGACTCGAATGAGTGATAGAACTTTTGGCGCCGAAGAAAAAGCCAAACTTGTCCAAATTGTAAACGAAGGTGTAACAGTACTTACAGAAGTACAAGATCTACAAGAAGGACTACGTGATACTGTAAAAGCAGTAGCAGAAGAATTAGATATCAAGCCGGCACTAATTAACAAAGCAATTAAGATTGCACAAAAAGGTGAATGGCACAAAGCAGTTGATGAGTTTGAAGATTTGGAAACCATCATTGTTACTACAGGCAAGGACAAAGTCTAATTTTGCAAAAAGTAAAAGACTTTTGGATAAACTCTTACAGGAGTGATAAAATAGCATTTTCATTTGAACTTGTTAGTTTTATCTTTACAGTTACCGCAAGCATGACACTGGCATTTAATGCACGAGATCCTAATATGATGATTGTATATCCAGGATTCTTTATTGGAAGCATTACACAAGTCTATGCTAGTTGGCGTAGAGGTGCCGCTTGGATTATGTTGTTAACTTCATATTTTGCTTGTGTAAACGTATTTGGATTTGGTGTAGCCGCAGGATGGTGGTAAATGCTTTCATATATCACTAAACCCTGGCATAATTGGTTAGCCATAATTATATTAGGAATTCTAGAATTAACCTTCATAGGATTCTTTATTTGGACTTTGGTAAAATAAATTAATTAAAGGCTTGATTTTTTTAGGCACAGAACGTATAATAGTAAATAATGTTGAAGAAGGTCGGTCGGCCATAAACGACATAATTGGTATTTGCCAGCCGCAAGTGGCATGTATAGGAGAAAATATTGAGTTACGTAGATGCACTCTGGGATCGTGATAAAGACATTATCAAGGTTGTAGAGCGAAACAAAAAAGGCGAAAGAGAGTTTCGCGAATTCCCCGCAAGGTATGTATTCTATTATGGCGATGCTAAAGGTAAGCAAAAAAGTACTTTTGGCGATAGCGTGAGTCGTGTTGTTTGTAAGAGTTGGAAAGACTTTCTTAAAGAACAAAAGATTAACAAACATCGCGGATTATATGAAGCAGATATTAATCCTGTATACAGACTACTTGAAGAAAACTATTTAGGACAAGACGCACCAAATCTAAATGTTGCGTTTTTCGATATTGAGGTTGACTTTGACCCAGAACGTGGTTACAGTTCACCTGAAGATCCATTTACAGCCATTACCGCAATTACTGTACACTTACAATGGCTTGACAGTCTTATAACACTAGCACTTCCGCCTAAAACACTTACAATGGAACAGGCCAAGGAAGAAGTAAAAGAATTTCCTAACACATACCTGTTTGAAACTGAAGCAGAAATGCTTGATACGTTTTTGGATTTGATCAAAGACGCAGATATCATTAGTGGTTGGAACAGTGAAGGTTATGATATTCCTTATACCGTAAACCGTATTACTCGTGTTCTTTCAAAAGAAGATACAAGACGTTTTTGTTTGTGGGATCAATATCCTAAAAAACGTACATTTGAAAAGTACGGAAGAGAACAAGAAACCTATGACCTAATAGGCAGACAGCATTTAGATAGTTTAGAATTGTATCGTAAATACACATATGAAGAACGACACACATATCGACTTGACGCTATTGGCGAAATGGAAGTTGGCGAAAAGAAAACTGTGTACGAAGGTACGCTCGATCAACTTTATAACAATGACTTCAGAACGTTCATCGAATACAACAGGCAAGACGTTGCACTGTTGGACAAGTTGGACAAAAAACTAAAGTTTATTGACTTAGCCAACGAACTTGCACACGCAAATACAGTTTTGCTACCCACCACTATGGGTGCTGTGGCTGTTACAGAACAAGCAATTATTAACGAAGCACACAGACGTGGATTTGTTGTTCCTAACAGGGTACACAGAGAACCAGGTTCAGCACAAGCGGCAGGTGCTTATGTAGCATATCCTAAAAAAGGACTACATGATTGGATTGGTTCGATGGACTTGAATTCACTGTATCCCTCAGTAATTCGTGCATTGAATATGGATCCTGCAACAGTTGTGGGTCAACTGAGACAAAATCATACAGAAAACTACCTTAGCGAACAAATGAACTTTAAGAAAAAATCATTTGCGGCGGCATGGGAAGGTAAGTTTGGTAGCCTTGAATATGATTATGTTATGGAGCAACGCAAAGATATTGAAATACATATTGACTGGGAAAACGGAGAAAGTGATGCACTGAGTGCCGCGGAAGTTTATAGGTTGGTTTTTGAAAGCAATCAACCGTGGATGCTAAGTGCTAACGGAACAATTTTTACAACAGAATATGAAGGTATTATTCCAGGACTATTAAAGAGGTGGTATGCAGAACGTAAAGAAATGCAAGCAAAGAAAGTTGCATCACAAGATGCAGGCAACAAGATTGAAACTGCTTTTTGGGACAAGCGTCAGTTGGTTAAGAAAATTAACCTTAACAGTTTGTATGGTGCTATTCTTAATCCTGGCTGTAGATTTTTCGATCATCGCATTGGTCAAAGTACAACACTTACCGGAAGAAGCATTGCAAAACATATGGCTTCTAAGGTCAATGAAATTATAACAGGCGAATACGATCATGTAGGTAAGAGCATTATATATGGCGACACTGACTCCGTATACTTTAGTGCTTACACGAGTCTACGTGCAGAAATACAAAAAGGAGATATTCCTTGGAATAAAGAAAGTGTTATTCAACTATATGATCAAATCTGTGAAGAAGCAAATACAACGTTTCCAACATTTATGGGACAAGCATTTCATTGTCCTAAATCAAGAGGCGAAGTTATTGCCGCTGGTCGAGAAGTTATCGGCGAAAAAGGTTTGTTTATTACAAAGAAACGTTATGCTGTATTGATTTATGACCTAGAAGGTTTTAGAACAGATGCAGATGGTAAGCCTGGTAAGGTTAAAGCAATGGGCCTCGATCTTAAGCGTTCTGACACTCCTGTGTTTATGCAGGACTTCTTAAGCGAAGTGTTATTGGCTGTACTAACAGGTGCCCAAGAAGAACAAGTTCTTGATATGATTACAGACTTTAGAACAAAATTCAAAGCACGACCGGGTTGGGAAAAAGGCTCACCAAAACGTGCAAATAATATCACAGACTATCTTGCCAAACTTAAAAAGCAAGGCAAAGTGAACATGCCAGGACACGTTCGTGCTTCAATTAATTGGAACACGCTCAAAGAAATGAATGGCGACAAGTTTAGTATGCAAATCGTAGATGGTATGAAAGTTATCGTATGCAAACTAAAAAACAATCCAATGGGATATACTTCGGTTGCGTATCCTACGGATGAACTACGTATTCCAAAATGGTTCCAAGAACTACCATTTGCTGACGACGAAATGGAATCAACCATTATCGATAACAAGTTAGATAATCTAATTGGTGTTTTGGAGTGGGATATAAAATCAACCGAACAGAAGAATACATTCAATAATTTATTTGACTTTGAATGATTTTCTAAATATAATAGTA